GGCAGGTGAGGCTGCTCTGCAGGTTTCCCAAAGGGAACCCATTGTGCCTCACCCAGGTTAAAACCTGATAACCCCCCGCATCAATGGGGGGGGACCCACCGGCGTTTAAGTGTGACTGCGCCGTGCAGTGCAGAACGAATTAAATGCTCCTCATCCTGAGCAAGAGCGCCCTCTAAGGACGCCTTGGCAGAGAATAGGGACATCAATTCGGGCAAAGGCCTGCCAAAACTATCACCCTCGGGAACTAAAGTGCCATACTGATGGATTTCTCCATCATCCAGATCCTCGGATCCGGATACCGTAAGGTCAATGGTTGTCACTTGACTCCTTTGGGTAACGTTCGACTCTGAACAATAGTTACAAGTCGCCAAATCAGCGTAACGCTGATCAAGCTTGAGTAAGCATTTGCTCAGGGCGGGCCAACCACCCAGCTCATCAGAGCGATGAACTGCTTTAGGCACCCAGGACATTACTTCATGTCGTTGGTATTTTGAGTTCCATCTTCCGATGGACTCATAGCCAAGGTGGGAGTAAAGCCCCAACGCTGCCGATGTCTCACGGACATAGGGTAAAGTACCCAAATGTCTTTCTGCAATTACTTGCAGAAGTGACGCCGTCAACCAGTAACCTTTAAGGTAAAACTGATTACGTGTCGCCACCAAGGAGATCAACTCGGAGTGTTGCCGCCTGTTCTCAGGAAGCACACGACGAAAGTATATCGGTGTAACCGAATACCCATCGTATGCATCAGTACCGCATGACTCTCGAAACTTTCCAGTAACGAAAGTTTTAGCGGAATTTACTTTGCAGTTGTTCTTATGCAAGTAAGCGAGAACAGCATCCGCATGAGTGGAAGGGACGATAATATCGTCACCATACACTCTCAGCCCTTGAGAAACCTTAAAAACGTTTCTCTGGCTGAAGGAGAGATTACTGTCTTTCAGTAAGGCTATTACACAACATGTGTAAAAGAACATAGCCTCCACTGGAAAACAGAGAGCACTACCCATCGAGGCAAACTTCCTGAGAGGATCTATTAGATTCTCACCAGGTAAGTATGCTCGGGTGGAACGGCATGCAAGAACAGCATCATGAAGATCAGGACACTGCTCAAACATGATCATGGCTAGATCAAGAGGAACTCTATCACTAGCTTCCGATAGATCGATAGTCGCATACCGACCCGTTCGAGAACTCTTCAAAGCCATTGCCTGGTTTTTAGACTGATCACGAAACGAAATGCTTCGTGCAGTCAGCCAGAAGGACTCGAGCTTATCATAGAGATAAGTTCGAATCGCCTGCTGCGCATATTGCATCGCAGCAGGTTCAATAGCGATGATACGGGGAGTCTTCAGAGTTTTAGGGACGGTGATAACCCTAACAGGTTGCTCATCGTCCTCTGGAACGAACGATACAAATTCGAGCTCCTCTGATAGCTCAGGCAACCCAGATGGGTAGCCAAAGCCAATTAGAGGGAAGTAAGGCTCGAGACGCTCGTGCCAGCGACGCCAGACATACTTCTGATTACCAGAAATACGATCTGCCGTAGCACCGGGACCATGTTTGGGAATAAGCTGATCGAGACTAAAATCACGAAAAGCATTACCCCAGACAAGAGAAGAAACGATCCGAAATTCGGAAATCGAATCTTCTGGTGCCGAAAATTCTGAAAGCTCTTGCTCAATTTCTGTGAAAGACCGATAGGCGTCCGCAATCCGTTTTTCGGAACACGGTAATTCCACTTTTGCGAATAGTCGGCATACTTGCCGTACAGATTCAACAACAGTAGGAACGTCATCGGCCAAGCCTCTAACATCAATTGAATCAGATGTTGGGGGTTCATAGATAATTATCTCTCCTGTCTTACGGTTGAAAATTTGACTGATCATACCTTGCAAGAATGCAGGGATTGATCCGCCTTTTACAGACTTAAAGCCTGGAAAAGACGTCGAGTCAATCTTCCCATCAGCAAGACTTCTCTCGAAGAATTTGCTGAACTGGGGAAGGGATATCGTTAAAAACGACATTCCTTCATTTTCAACCCGAGATCTGATTGTTTCCAGGTCTCGTAAATCAAAGACATCAGCGGAACACTTGGTGCATGCATCAGTATAAACTGAGCGCACCACCTCTAGATAGTCACTTACGTTGACTTTCACAGATCACCTCCAACCGGAGGAAAATCCAACAAGCCACGTATGTCACATAATAGCGCCAATGGCGCTAAAGTTCAATCTAGCACCATAAGCACGCAAAAGCGGCGAGACTCTAATCGGGAATAAGTCTAAGACTCTTCCCCGACTAACTTTCCCACCACGGTGCTCGTCATGTACGAGCATAAAGCTTGCACAAGGTCGTTGATTTGTGTAGTCGTGAACCCTGAAAGGGGACGATTAAACACAATCCAAACACCAAGGTTAGCGTACGTGTTGGCCGAAGTCAACGGGTCCGCAACGATGGCGCGCTGATCCAGTCTAACCATAGACTGAACTCTCTGACCAGTCTCCGTATGTTCAATACGGAGCTTGAAAGTGAGATCAGACATTTGGTAAGTAGACTTGAGTCCATTGTCTAAAATTTTAGGCAAAGACTTAGCCGAACCGGCGACAGTGATAGATTGAGGATCTGTGAACATAAATGGTTGATTCTCCAGAGTAATGAGGAATTAATCTAGTTCCAGGTCATTCCTTTCCTAAGGGAACAACTTAGCTAAGGAAACTAGAGGATATCCTAGCCATGACGGGCACCCTGACGGGTAATCCCGAGAGAGGCTAGGATTGCAAGTCTCTTGGGAGACAAGTTATCCCAAGAGAGGCGAAAGCCATATGGACTATCAGCACTGACACGTTGTTTCGACGCAAAAGAGCGGCGAAACACGAGTTGCACAAGGCCACTGGCGAAAGGTAACCTAACGGTCATCTCACGCTCAATAACCTTGTGTGCAGTGATGAAAAAGTAGGCCGCGGCAACTTGATCCTCAACGGAATCTTGTAATCGCTGAATATGGGCACCCAAATTGGATACCCAATCAGCTAGCCACGACCAAGGTGTTGCTTGCCAGATATGATATGGATTTACTTCTGCGCCAAAGATTTTCATGGCGCGTAGAACCTTATTCCAGGCGGACGAATAGTCCGGTAAAGTCATATCAAAATCAGGACGATAAAATCTAAACTTGCCAGAAGCCGATATCGAGAACTTTTCATTCTCGGTAATCGTCCAACTGGGTGGGCTTAGAAAGAAATCAGCAGGGAAGCCATAAGGAAAACATGGAATCGTATAACTAATAGAGTTAAACGGCTCCACATGATCCAACACGACTTCACTACGATCGTCCTTTTGCACTTTGACCTTCTTCCGTATCCACTTACCGTTTTCTTCGGAAATTTTCCGAATGATTCGGTCAGCGTCGACATAAGTTGATGCAAAATCACCTATATCGCCGAGGAACGGAGCCCAACCAAAATTATGGTTGATGAAGTGTTCAGCTAAATCCTTAGGTTCCATCCTTCTAGTCGAAAGACGGGCCCCAATGTTAGTTTTCACGCGTCCAAATTCAGTATCCCTAAACACCTCAAGAGGTGTAGATTGATACTGTAAGGCAAATGCCTTAGCGCTAGTCTCTAACATCGGTACTACATCTCCGATTTCTCGGAGAAATGTGTAAAGGTTAGCATACTCCAATTTAGGCTTGGCCATAGACCAAGCCCGGTCAAAGTAGGATGAGACATCCGGTAACAACGCATTACTAGCGCCGGTATATGACAAAGGCGAACTCGCCCAGCCACTGCCCCAAAAGTCCGAATTAGGCGGCATAAAACCGCCCTCGTACTTTTTGGTGCCATCGACGCTATAATACGTTCCCGAATTCATGACTCCCGAAGCCGGGACGCCAAGATCGATTTTAACATTCAGAAGTGGGCCACCAGCGTTGTAAAACGATTCTTGTCCATAGGACGTGAACGCAGTAGTCTTATATGACCTACTACGGGGATGAAGTTCATCCCACGTTTGCTCAACACTAGTGACAGACAATTCTGGTATGTAGTCAACGGGTGAGTAGGGTAAACCCCAACCCAGGTCGGTAAGGACGCCATTCCTGTACTCGGTGAGCTTACTGTAATAATCGCCAAGATGAACATGGCGATTCCAGTTAGACCCATCAGGCAGGACACCGTCCAAACGACCAACCCGAAAACGATATCGAGTCTTATCCATAGAAACACCTCCATAAGAGAGAATTTGAGTAGGCAAAAGCCTAATTGCTAATCACAAATGAGGGGAGACATGCATGAGAATTGAACTCATGATCATGGCATTTAAGCCATACCCCAAACCTGGGCATGTCATCCACAAAAGTGATATTCTGCAGTCAAATTCAGCTTTCGTAAACATCATCCCTGATGTCTAAGAGTGGCGAAAGC